GCGGTACACTTGGGACGAGTCAACAACATCATGGGTTGAGGTAACAAATGCCTAATTATTCTGGAATTTGGACAGAGCAGGCAGTGATGCAAGCCAACGGCGCAGGCAACTGGCCCAACGCGCCCGGAGCGCCTACGATTGGGACGGCAACAGACACTACTAATGGTGGCTCTGTTTCGGTCACATTTACGGCTCCAACTTTTGCTGGTATTCCTGCAACCATTACAGGATACACAGTTACATCCAGCCCCGGCGGTGTCACAGGCACAGGCGCATCCTCTCCTATTACAGTATCAGGCTTGACCAACGGAACGGCTTACACATTCACAGTCACTGCAACTAACGCCAGTGGAACAGGCCCGGCAAGCGCCGCATCTAATAGCGTCACCCCATCTTTGGTAGTTTATATTGAGCAGACGTTTTCAACGTATTTGTATACATCTACGGGGGGTGACATAACAATAACAAACAATATTGACTTGTCTACCAAGGGTGGATTAGTTTGGATTAAATCTAGAAGCAATGCTTTTAGTCATTATTTAACAGATACAGTACGTGGTGCTGGACGGGTTTTGTATTCCGATTTAGTTAACGGTCAATCTGGCGTAGGGGGTGGCGGTGCAAGTTCATTTAGCACCACTGGCTATGTTGACGGAAACCAAAATGCTGCTGGAGTAACTCAAGTCTCATGGACATTCCGAGAGCAGCCAAAGTTTTTTGATATTGTGACGCTCAGCAGTAGCACTACAACATATAACCACAATCTTGGCTCTGTTCCCGGCTGTATTATTGTTAAATGTACGAATGCCGGTGGCGCATACTGGGTGGTGTGGCATCGTTCTTTTGCAAATACAACAAACAATTACCTGAGTTTGAACACAACAGACGCTGTAGATAACTTTACAAACGCTTGGCCTTCTGCGCCTACATCAACTCAATTTTCTATTAACCCAAGTTTGTGGGCAAACGGAACAACTGGAATAGCCTACCTATTTGCCCATGACGCAGGAGGCTTTGGCCTAACTGGTACAGACAATGTGATTTCGTGTGGGACTTATACAGGAACTGGAGCCGCTGGAAATAATGTTACTCTTGGATACGAGCCACAATGGTTGTTAATTAAACAAACCAATACCACGGGGTCGTGGGTTTTGATTGACACTATGCGTGGTTTTCCTGTTGGCGGCTCCGACCAATGGTTATACGCAAATTTAACCAATGCAGAATCTACAGTTACAGCATGGGGGCCAACTGCTACTGGATTTATTAGTGCTGGGTCAACACTAAATACTTCTGGAGGAACCTACATCTACATAGCCATTCGTAGAGGCCCGATGAAAGTGCCTACAGTGGGCACAAGTGTGTTTAATCCTGCGTTCTTTGGAACAAGTGGCGTATTAGGTTATCTTGGTTCTGTAGCGGATATGAATATCCAAACCAGTCGTACAAGCTCGTTTTCCACAAACCCCGTAACGCGCTCAAGACTTGTTGGCGGCGGCACTAGGCTAACAACAAGTAATACAAATGCCGAAGTTACAGATAGCCAAAACTTTTGGGACAACATGATTGGAGTAAATCCAGCAGGAGAAACCCAAACGTTAAACACCACTGTTATTGATTGGACGTTTAAACGTGCCCCATCCGTATTTGATGTCGTTTGCTACACAGGGACAGGAGCAAACAGAACTGTGGCACATAACTTAACTGTTGCGCCTGAGTTGATGATTATTAAAAAGAGGTCTGCCGCAGACCAATGGGCTGTGTATTCCGCTACTTTGGGTGCTGTTAAACGATTATTCCTAAACAGTAACTCGCCTCAAGACACCGAGCCTACTTGCTTCAACTCAACATCCCCTACCGCATCTGTTTTTACAGTTGGCACTGACTCAATGGTAAATGGTTCTGGTTCAACCTATGTTGCTTATTTGTTTTCGTCACTGGCTGGTGTTTCTAAAGTAGGTTCATACACAGGAACAGGGTCTACACAAACTATTAACTGCGGTTTTACATCAGGCGCACGTTTTGTTTTGATTAAACGTACAAATGACACAGGAGACTGGTACGTTTGGGACACAACCCGTGGCATGGTATCTGGAACAGACCCATATCTACGAGTAAACGAAACCTATTCAGAAAATAATACTAACTCTGTGTATACAACTAGCGTAGGGTTTCAATTGGTAACTTCAGAGGTAGAAATGAATGCCAATGGCAGTACATACATCTTCTTAGCTATCGCTTAAAGGTACAACATGAGTTCAAAATACCCCGGCGGCATAATCTCCAAGACCGCACCAACACCATCAGGTAACTACGCAGACAGCACTGCGCCCGGTGTGTGGACGCTTGAGCAACAGGCTTACTGGCAGAAACTAGGCCAATGGCCCACGGCAGGTAATGTTGACCCCAGTGCGTTTATTGAGAATCTGTTTAGTACGTATCTTTATGCAGGAAGCAACTCTGCAACAACTATTACCAATGGAATTGATCTATCTACTAAAGGTGGATTGGTTTGGACAAAAGGTCGGACAGGTTCTGCGGATAATCATTTGTTGATTGACACTGTGCGTGGTGTTAACAAACCCCTTAGAAGCAATGAAACTGCCGCGCAATATACCGAAACAACGCTTACAGCTTTCAATACAACTGGGTACAGCATCACGGGCGCTAATGGGGATATAAATCTTTCAGGGCGTAATTATGTTGGATGGACATTCCGAGAGCAACCAAAGTTCTTTGACATTGTGACTTACACGGGTACTGGGGTTGGTGGTCAAACTGTCGCCCATAATCTTGGCTCAACACCCGGAATGGTAATTATTAAAGTAACAAGTGAGGTAAATGATTGGTGGGTTTGGCATAGAGGATTAACTGCTGGAAATTACATAAAACTTAACACAACAGCCGCACAATCTACCACAAACGCAGTTTTCTTTTTTGGCAACGGAACAACAACAGTAGACCCTACAAGCACAGTCATCACTTTGGGTGGCAGTGGAGCAGTAAGCGGAAATGGTAAAACCTACGTTGCCTACCTATTCGCCCATAACGCAGGGGGCTTTGGCCTGACGGGTACGGACAATGTGATTTCGTGTGGGTCTTATACGGGTACGGGTGCGCTAAACAACCAGATTAACATTGGATACGAGCCACAATTTGTAATTGTAAAGGCAGCGTCTATTTCAGGTGAAAACTGGTGGATGATGGATAACATGCGCGGCATGCCAGTGCAAAACTCCTCTGGAGCAGTCGGTCTAAGACCAAACACAAGCGATGCGGAAGTAAGCGCGTTTGGTTTTTTTCCAACCGCCACAGGGTTTGTTCCTGCTGATACAGGCGGGGCGATTAACCAATCTGGAGCCACCTACATCTACATAGCCATACGCCGTGGCCCGATGAAAGTGCCGACAACGGGGACAAGTGTGTTTACACCACAAATCGCAACAGTTAGCGGTTCTGCCTCAAATACTGTTACAACAAACTTTCCTGTTGATTTAACAATTACTCAGGTACGTAATGGTTATTTTGCAGAATGGCTTGATAGACTTCGTGGCGATTCACAATCAACTTATGTTCGTTTTCGGTCTGCAAATACATCCGTAGAAGCAACAGGTGCATTTGGATTAGGTTTTGATAACAATACGGGCTATGTAGATAACTACAATTGGCAAAACTTTGGCGGTGGGCCTTTTGTTTACTGGAACTTCAGACGAGCCCCATCGTTTTTTGATATTGTTTCCTATACCTGTAACGACCAAGCATCTGCAATTACGTCAAACCATAACTTGAATGTTATTCCTGAAATGATGATTGTCAAGAAAAGAGCAGCTGTAGGTGATTGGAGTGTTTATCATAAAGATTTAAACGGAGGTGTAACACCTCAAAACTATCGTATCCGTTTAAATGCAACAAATGCGGCTGGAGCTGCATCTGGTGTTTGGAATAATACTGCACCAACATCAACTCAATTTACTGTTGGAACAGACAGCGACGTAAATTCGGGTACGGGAGGAGCACTAGCTTACCTTTTTGCAACATGCGCTGGTGTAAGCAAAGTAGGCTCATACACAGGCACAGGGGCCGCACAGACTATTAACTGTGGCTTTACAGGCGGTAGCCGTTTTGTCTTAATCAAGCGCACAGACTCAACTGGTGACTGGTATGTATGGGATTCTGCTCGTGGCATTATTGCTGGTAACGACCCATACCTCTTGCTCAACAGCACCGCCGCAGAAGTCACGGGCACTGACTACGTTGACACCACATCAGTAGGTTTTGACATAACCTCCACCGCACCAGCCGCGATTAACGCCAACGGTGGTACATTTATTTTTCTCGCAATTGCTTAAAAGGAGCACATCATGGAAGTTCGTGTAAGAAGTACAGGCGCGGTCATGTTTGACCATGAGTTTCGCCAACTCCAAACTGGCTTGGGTTTCCCCAAGGAAATCAACGAGGCTATTCTAAATGAGTGGGGCGCAGACATTGTCTACGAAGGCCCACAAGCTTCTGGCGGCACAGTCTACCAATACTCAATGCGTTCAGGCGTTGTTCATATTGGCGACAAGTGGTACACCAACTACGTCCTCGGCCCAGTGTTTACAGATACGCCAGCATCAGAAGGCCAGCCTGCCAAAACAGCCGCTGAGAATGAAGCCGAGTACAAGGCAATGAAGGACGCAGAACAAGCCGCAAATGTACGCCGTACACGTACAGAAAAGCTCAAAGACTGCGATTGGGTGGTGACTAAAGCCATAGACCAAAATGCTCAAGACAATCTTGGCATTCAGATTCCTGTGGTCTGGGTCACGTACCGCCAAGCCCTGCGCGATGTGCCTACACAAGCAGGTTTCCCTTGGACAATCACTTGGCCTGACGCTCCCTAATCATGCGGGACTGGGCTGAAGCGTTTATCGTTGCGGCCTTTGTAGCCATCTTCATTGTGTGGGGAACGTTCACCCTCGTTTGGATTTGGGGATGAAATGGGTATTGGTGATCTTCATGCTAATGCCGGGAGCGTCCAGTCAAAAAAAGAAAGATGAGTACCGCTGTGTGCGTTGGGCGTGGACGGGTGATGTCTACAACCGTAAAGTAGTATGCCTTGAGTGGCAAAAGGTTAGAAGATGATTGATCCGATCACGGCGCTAGAAGGATTGCAAACTGCAATCAGTGTCGTTAAAAAAGCCAGCAAAGTGGCTAGTGATCTGGCAGGTCTAACGCCGTCAATTGCAAAGCTTTTTGATGCCAAGTCAACCGCTACGAAAGCCATGCTTCACGCCAAGCGTACTGGCGGTAAGTCTAACCTTGGTGCGGCGTTACAGATTGAGATGGCTTTGGATGAGGCCA